TAAGGTCGAAAATACTGTAATTGTTTCCCTTTCTTGCAGCAGCTTCAGCACGAATCTTTGCAAGATTCATAATTTTATCATAAACACCGTCTTTCTTTTTTGAAGAATTGAAGAGCCAGAATTTAACGCCATCTTCCTCGTGGTCACGTTCAATACAACGCACAATCCACATTTCCTTAACTTTATTAAGGAATTCGATGTCACCGTATCTCTTTTTCGTACTCTCATCTAATGCCTTTGACTTTAGTTCCTTCGCCTTTGCTGATGTCTCACAGAAAGGACAACCGTCACCCATTACATTACCTTCTTTTTTGTTGTGTGTAGGGCACACAAAAGTCTTCCACCCATTAGGTGCAACTTCTTTATTTACCTTTACGGTATGCATAAAAACTTTCTTGAAAGGGCTACCACCTTCTGGGGAGAAGGGTAGCAAACGAATTGTTAAGGTTTTTGATGTTTCCTTGTCACCCAATCTAGCTTGTAAATAGTTCTTCTCGTTAAATTGAGTTTTTTTAGGTGTAAAAGTTTTTTGTTCTTGTTCATACTGAGTTTTCACAGCTTCTGCGTCAATGTTAACGCTAAAATTTTTGTTGTTCATAAATTGAATGTTGTTAAAAAAAATTATTTTACATGCACGTCAAAACGTGCTTAAAAGTTTACAATGCAAAGATATAAAAAAAAATGAAAAAAACAAAAAAAATCCCAGTTATTTCTAGTAAACTAGGATTTTCTATACTAGAAGCGACTTTGCCATTCTCTAAAATCATATTGCCTAAAAATATAGGCAAGGCATTGTGCTAAAGTTTCATCACCAAGGCATCTTACAATGGCACTGTTAATTGTTTCCTCTCCCATTTCTTGAACGGCTAGATTATAAGCCTCTTGTGCTTCAGACGAATCAACAACCCATCCACCACTTTCAGCCTCTTTAATAATTCTATTTACAGATTCCTTCACAATGTTTTGAAGGTCTTTTTCTGTTAATCTCATTGTTTTCATTTTGGAAATTTTTTTTGCAAATAATTCAAATCCATATCATCTATGCCGTTTTCTTGACTTTCATCGCTCTTAAAGAACTTGTTGTGGTCAACCTTACCAGTTATGGCATCGAAGAACTTGTCTTGTTGCTCTTTCTTCTTATTCAACATGTCATAGATGATGTCAGCGCATCCTTTAATCTTTTCTAGATAAGGATTACTTGTTTGTTCCCCTTTACGACTGTCATATTTAGCCTTGAACATTGCATCACCAAGAGCACTGTAGAAATCCTCAAAAGTTGAACGAACTTCCCAGAAAAGGTCATTTGCCCTATCATAAGCATGGTCAACAGTGCCATAACTTATTTCATTGATGAGTTTATTTTTAAGCTTATTATATGATTCTTCAGATAACTTAACTGTTTTCATTATATATTAAACATTTTTTCTAGTGTCTGAATGTCATCGTCATCAATCTTGAAGAATGTGTTCGCAATATCATCAGACGGATTATCTACATCGTCATTGGTAATGACATATTCCTTTGTTGTAGGTTCGTCATTGTCTGCATAAGCTTCATATCCACCTTGTTTTGCTTTATCTGCCCAATATTCATTTGGTTTAACATTGAATGGGTATGAATCTAATGAACGAAGGTTCAACTTCTCAGTCTGTGTTGGGTTTCTCTTTTCGAACTCAGCTTTAAGGGATTCAATCTCACTATTATTGCTATCAACCTTTGTTAACAAATTGTTAATGGTATCAATAAGTGTTGATATTCTATTATCAACCTTTGATAAATCCCTACCGATGTGGTTCTGCTTAACATTAAGTTTGTCTTCTGCTTTTGTTAAACCATCAATGTCAATTGTATCGCCATCATCTGCTGGTTCCTCACCCATTGGGTCTTCCATTGGGTCAGCACCCATATCACCGCCCATAGGGTCATCCATTGGGTCTTGTGCATTTTGGTCTGCTCCACCAGCCATAGGGTCTCCACCCATAGCGTTAGGGTCAGCACCTCTTGCCATTTGGTCTTGTCCTCCCATTGCATTAGGGTCTCCACCACCCATAGGGTCAGCGCCACCCATAGCATTTGGGTCTTGAGGCATACCTCCATCGGATGGCATACCACCCATAGCATTTGGGTCTCCACCCATAGCATTTGGGTCTTGCATATCCTCGCCTGCTTCTTCAATTTCTTCCTCTGGTAATACAGTTGGTATATATGCCTCACTGAGACGCATAAAATGTTTATGTGCCTCTAACAAGTTATTTTCTTTAAGATACTTAATGTTAGTTCCCATTTGTGTATTAATCGTTCAATAATTCCTTATTATCTTCTGTCAAAATAGTCTTAGAACTCTCTGTTCTCTCAATAAGACCTTTATCTTTTTTAACTCTCTTTACTGATGCAGTGTGGTCTGTGCCACTTAGCACGTTCTGAGCCATCGCAATTTTCTCACTTGTTGTCATAACTTGCTCATTTACTTTTTTTTTATTTTCTTTTTCCACAATTTTTTTAGTACTACTAGGATACATTTTAACTTGTGGTTTTCTGCTATCAATGTGCTTAATAATGAATCTACCCATAATATTATAACATTATTTACTATAAATATCTAATTAATTAAAAAATATTGAAAAATCCTCTATCTTAGATAGGTTTGACAAGGAAAGTTCACCATTCGTCTGAATTATAAGTTTATCCTTGTATTTATCCCAATCGATTAGATATTCATTATTAGGTTTGTCAGAGTCTGAATTCTCTTTTTCGATTAACTTATTGAGAGCATTAATGGAGAATAAACAGCCATTTTTGACGTGCATTACAGTAGCATTGTTAAGATTCTTGATGAACCTCTCTTTATCATAAGTCTTGAAAGTGACTAGATATTCAAGTTTGTTTGTATCAATTGAATACACGAATACTTTATTTAGATTGACTTTAAAACCATGTTTAAGAGTTTCTAAAAATGATAGAATCTTATATTTCTTTACGAATGTTCCTATTATAATTCCATTTGTGCTCATTTTTTGTTTTATGCTTTTTAACTAGAAATGAAATACGGTACTGCGTATTTCTTATTACCCAAACGTTTTGTGAGTTTGAATACAAACTTGTTATCGTCTTCAAAAACAGTGTTGTTTGGATTAGATTTAATCCTTTTAAGGACTTTCTCCGTCTTTATTCCACAATACTCTAGAACTGCCAAGGACAAGCCTAAAACATTTCCTTGATACGGAATGTAGACCACACCATTACTAATATAAATATTCTTGTTTTCCCTAGAAAACAAAATACTATATAACTTTTTTAATTTATTATATTTTAATTTAAATATATCTATATA